AATTTCATCTACACCGATAATATTCGGCTGATATTTGCGATCCATGAAATGCTTGTTCATTTCATATCCCTCATTGAGGTAATGGATCATTTTTGCACCTGTTTCCAAAGTTGTAGACAGGTCACCGCTAAACAATTCATTTAATTTCTCGATGTTTCCATCAGGACAAAGTTTAGCAATGTCGGCAGTTGCTTTTACAGTTCGTAAGAACTTGATTTCTCTCCCATTTATTTCCATCTTATGCTCCGTTTAGTTGATGTTCAGTAACGATTTGACAACCGCAACTGCATCAGCTTCGCTTGTCTGTTCAGCACCGATCTTTCTCCATGCATGATGTTCAGAATCATCTCTCATTAAGGATGCTTCAAGTTCTGTAGTTTGGAACTCGATCTCTTCTTCTTGAGTAGCTGCATCTAAACCATCAACAGAGAAGGATGCTTTTGTGAAAACAACCGGCTGATACGAAGTAACACCACTTTCCATATAACGGACAACAAAACCAATACCTACGTTAGGGATGTTCTGTCTGTCATCATATGTGTAGATATCCACACTATTAGAGCCTACGGTGATCGGTTCTGCATTAGGAAGACCCATGATGAGTTTTCTTGCAGCATCCTTTAAACCGTCAACGGTCATCGTGATGGTAGCACCGGTGAAGACACCACCAACGGATTCAGCCATTACGTTGTCAGCGTAGAAGTTTACTGCATCGCCTGTTTCAGCTTCAACAGAAACATCTACACCTCTCGCCAAAGGCATACCGGAACTGTAAGTGATCGTACCTTCGTTGTTGTTATAGAGAGCAACGAAAGGTCTTGAATAGCCGGTGATTACTTTTCCATTTGCCATTAAATTTTACTCCTTTGCAATCTCTTCTGATTGTTCGTAAAAACACGTTCAATATCACGGTTAAGGCTTTCTTGCATTGTTTCCAAACAAGGCTTTCTTGCTTTCCGTGATGCTCTGGAAATAACAGGGTTTTTGACCATAAAGGATGTTCCCTTTTCCAACGAACGTGCAACAACAACATTCGGTGTACCTGCTCGGTTATATCCTCTATCGACACCTGTTTTTCTGTCTATTATGTTTCCTTTTATATCCAACGGTGTAATACCCCATGATGCTATGAGGTCTTTCTTTTCATAAGATCGAAGACCTCGCCTTTTGTCCGCTTCGGTTGCCCACTTTCTGTCATCGGTAGGCATTTTCTCAAGTTCTGCCAATGTCATCTCTGACACCACTTTAGAACCATCGGTAACCGCATTCTCTATACACACTTGTGTATTGTACGGATTGGATAGGTTTTCAAGCTGCTTAACATACTTGTCTAAACCATTGAATCTGTACCTCATGCGATCTCCCAATTCCAAGAGAAATGAATAAGACCGGTTTCATCTTCATAAAGGACGGTATCTAAATTCCATCCTAAATTCTCGACACCATTTAAAGCATCCTGGATATTATCAACCATTGGATCTAAATCTGTTTTTGTATAATAATCGATTGTTCCTGTGATTATCTGTTCTTGTTTGTGGTTTGAAGTCCAAAGGGAATCCCCTTCGCCCTCTTCTGCCCATATGCAGTACGGTGCAGTCAATCTAGGATGCCAATAATGATATACTTTAAGACCTTCGATAGAGGTTAAAGCATCTCTGATTTTAGTCAGTTGCGACATCATAATTGGACTCCAATCTCGACAATGTTAATTCCGTCATTTTAAGACCGATGATTCTCGGTTGTCTGTAATATTTGGAATTCACTATCTTTGTTCTCTCGTTGATATCCTGTACAGGTGAACAATGGTCAATCCTGAATTGCTCTCCATTGCCTAACACGGCATATTGACCAATCTGAATGGAATTGTCCAATGCTATTCGCACAAGTTTATCAACTCGCTGATTCACACCGTTGGCTGCATACTGTCGGTTAAAGCCTACTACTCTGTCCTCATACCAATACTTTGAAACGATTTGAAGTTTCATTTGTGGCATATTGCCGGGTTCAGCCGTATCGACTAAATTGCAGATATATAGAGTTCCACTATCAAACATCTAAATGCTCCTGGAACACTCGATTATTTAAGTTATAGCGTAACGCTCTCGGCATAACAGATACACCATCGTTACGCTTGTCATACAGATACGAAGCATACATGGTAATCAACATCAAATCCCCTACGTTCGCATAATTCAACGTGATACCTTCACGCTCAATAAAGGCAATAGCGGAATCAACGTAATAACCAAGTTGTGTTTCTTTCTGTAACTTTGCTTCTGCATCCATATAATCCGTTATGATTTCAAGGTTATATTTCAGCATCGTAATCAATGTGGCTTTTTGTTCATCTGTATATGCCATAGCACATTACTCCTTTTTCTTTGGTCTTCCTCTCTTTTTACAAGGCTTCTCATCACTAGACCTTTCTTCGATGAGAGGTTTCTTGGAAGACAGTTTTTTGGTTCGCTCTTCGCTGACTTCTTTAGGAAAAGGATCACCCTTGGAAGAGTGATCCTTATCTTTCATGTCAGTAAAAGGCTTAATGACAAACCACACTATTAGTTAGCAGAATCTGCTGCGAAGGTCATCGTAGCGTTAGGTGTAACACCGTTCAGACCGATAGCAACGAATGCTTCAGCAATTGCCGGTACACCATCGTAACGAGCAGTACCCTTGAAGACCGTCTGATCCTGTAAGAATTTTACGTGTTCAGAAGTCATGAACTTCGCACCGGCTCTTTCAGCTAACAGATACAGATCGAAGTAACCACCGATGATGACGTTGTCAGGGATGAAGTCTAATACTTCGATGTTGCCACCGATGACAGGCATCTGTCCGTTGACACCGGCAACGATTGCACCGCTTGCATCAACAGATACAGAAGCTGCGACCATGTTCGTATAAGTCAGTTCGTTCATGACCCAAACTTTAGTACCTCTTGAGTACTTGCCTTTAGCATTGCCGAAAGCGGTAATGATAGCTGCAATCAGAGCAGCACCTGTGGTGCCGGCTGCGATGGACTTGATGTTGGAAGTATGCAGATCTGCCCATGCTCTAGCAGTAGCCGGATAGGTAGCCGGTGCTTCGGTCTGTGCAAGACGAGAAACAACACCTAACGGCATCTTAACGCCTGTGCCGTAAAGGATAGCCTTATCAAGAGCAAGACCGATAGCCTTTGACAGAGCAATAACCAATTCGGTAGCAAGGTTGATTGCGGAATCTTCCAGGTTGGCATTGCAAACTGCGAAGAAGCCACCTAACTTGTAGCAATCTAACTCAACATCATTGAAACCTAATGTCAGTTCGTTGAGGTTTGCACAACATTCCGTCCATACTGCTTCAGGGATAGATCCCATGATGACGGCTCTGCCTTCACCGTTGATTCTTCTTACATCAACGTATTTGTACAGTTTGGAATAGTCGATCAGGTTTTCACGGATTAAACCCATGAAGACTTCCGGAATGGTTAAACCGACATTGGTCAACGCTCTCTTTTCACGGATAGCGGAACGAACTTCATCAAGATACTTGTTGACATCTTCTCTTGCGAAGAAAGCATCTCTTTCCTGAACGTTCATGTTAAAGAATTTTCTTGTTTCCATTGTTTTAACAGATTTCCTTTCCTCTTCTTTTGGAACTTCTTTGACTTCAGGCTCTTTTTCCTGTTCAGTTTCCAAATCGGCAAGTTCCTTTTCCAATTCGGTCACTTCATCGCTCAAAGCCTTTTCCTTTTCATCGAGTTCTGCTTTTTCAGCTTCGTGCTTGTCGATTTCCTCTTCAACCACTTTCTTCTCTTCCTCGGTCAAGGCTTCTTCGATGGCTTTCTCGATTTCGCTTTCTCTCTTTTCAAACTCTTCTCTCTGCGAGCGAAGATCTTCTAAAGATTTCTTGGCGGTATCGAGTTTCTTTTTAGTCATCAAGACTCTTAATGCCATACTTATTCTCCTTTCAGTTTGGCTTTCATTCGCATCTGCCATTCCTCATGCTCACGTTTCTTAATGTTTTCCTCATTACGATGGCGAGCATCGATGTGGGTTGCTTCATAAGCCGGAAAAACACAAGGACTTACTTCAAACAAAGGCGAAACCTTGTTGATTGTGTAGTGAACAGATCCGTCATCGGAAACTTCTCTTGTTTCACTCTCAATGTCAAAACCAAAGCTGCACCCTGTGACATCGCCCCTTGCGACACGCTCATAAGCATTCACCGCATCGGTATCATTTGGATTGATCTTAATGCGACCCCACAGACCGTGGTCATCCTGTTTCAGTTCCAATGTGCCATTGGTTGTTCTTCCAAGGATAAGATCGGTATTGTGGTTAAACAATGCACGGACATCATCGTGAATGGATTCATCGAATGCCCCTGGTGCGATGCTCTCGGTAACACCATCCCATACGGCATAGTTTGAATTAAACACGCTGAAATAGCCTTCTATGTAGAGGTTTTTGTCCTCATCGTTTCTTGTTTGAATGTTTTCAATTTGAAAATATCTCTGTTCCATTTAGTTCTCCTTTAGTTATTACCGGAAATTTTCTTCTGCAATCCGCTTTGATCCACCGGAATGTAGTTCTCTAATACCTTGTATTCATCCAAGCCATCAACAGGACTCATTCCAAGGCGATCTCTTGCTTCATTACCGCTGACCCATCCACGGTCACCATAAGCCGTGTAGACCGTTGAAATAGTCTGTAAATCGTATTCCATAAGAGATAGGACATTGAACTTCAAATACCATTTAGGATTGAGAATCAACTTCCTTGTCATTTCCTGTTCGATGCTCTTAACGATGGTCATGATCGTTGTGGAAATGAAGTTGTTCCATTCATCTCTGTTAAACGTTCCTACACCTAATAAAAAAGGCGGAACGCCCAACAATGCTGCAATGGTTCTCTTATCGAACTCTACAGAAGAATCTATAGCCAAGTCCTTTAAGGACAATGGTTTCACTTGTTCTACCTGGAATTGTTCAGCCGGAACTAACCAAGGCTCACCGACATTCTGTGCCTTGATGTAATCTTCCAAAATCTTCTGTCTGCCCTCTTTGGTAGAAAACTCATCGACCAAGCCATCGACCTTGACAATGACACTCGGTTTCCATTTGGAAGACATGAATGCATTTTTGGTTTCCGTGGCTTGTTTTAGATTTTTTGCGATATCTCTGATGCATACTTGAATACCTCTGCCCTTCCATAAATAGGTCTTGTCGGGGTTATAGGTAAAATGCAGCAGATCTTCCGGTTTTCTTTGGATTCCGTCTATTTGGACATAGTAATAACGATACGAAGACCCTTTCGCCATGAAATTCACTCTGAATGGTGCAATCGGTTCTAATGACTGAATAATGCCCCCATAGGTATGCGGAACTACGATGGAGTTACCTTCACCATATAAAAGCATATTCATAACAATAGATTGCATCCAATGGCTTCTTGTCATTGTCTGAATAGGATCTATATCTATCTTTCTCGACAGTTCATTGACAATCCTCACATCGCCTTTGGATGTATTTTCCATTAAGTAAATGGTCATCGAACCAATTAATTCAGCGATCTTCTTACAGGCGGTCATTATTTCAGGGTTTTTGTCTAAACTGACATACTCGCCACAACAGAGGTTGTCGAAGTCCGTTCCTAATACATAGCCAATAGACCTCTTTTGTGTGCTTTCCAATTTTCTTTTTTTAGCCATTTCTCACCTCAATCAAACCAATCTCTTATCTTATTGGCTTTTGATTCAGCTTCTGCGAACCTTATACAAGCAAACACAGAAGCATCAAACAGGTCTATCCTTTGTGTAGGATTCACCTTATCGTATTGAACCGCATCATCCGTCTTTTCGATAGCATGAACGTTTGATACACAATACTCATAGGCATCTGAATGCAAGTAGTATAACTTTCCATCCATAGCTGCCTTTTCGATATGTCTAAAGCCTTGCGACTTTAAATAGAAATACTGCGGTTGGTCTATAACTTTAAAACCGGCTTTCCGCATCATAGGGAAATATTCCTCACCGGCAAACTTTCTGTCATGACCGACTTCCTTGATTTTGAAACCTCTGTTTCGCATTTCAATAAACCAATTGACTACATCAGCCATGTTCGTAGTTTGGGAATTGGACATCGTAAGCCAACCGTCATCCATCCAACCGTATAAAGGTATGTTGTCTTCCTCGGCTTTTGCTGATGCCTGGGAAACCGGAAAGAAACCATGAGGGATAATGATATCCACACCTTCGTAGTTTCCATAAAGACAAGCTGCCGTGAGATCGTACATTCTTGAGAGATCCGCACCGCCATACCATGAAATATTCAGTTTCGCCAATTCATCCAATGTCCAATCGTATTGGCGGTCACTATGTCTGAATACCTCAATGTCAAACCATGACTTCATGCTTGCCGTGTAGATATTCAATCTTCTCGACAGGAAGTCTTTTCTCTTTAATGGGTCATTCTGTGCTTGAAGAGATGCTTGTAAAATCTCTTCCGGTCTGATCGTGACCCCATAGTTTAGGTTGGCTTTCTCATGCTGAATTGGGTTTGTATAATCCACATTCCCTTTATCGTCCTGATCGGCTCTAGCAATAAAAACGAAGATGTTGTCATCTTCGACCAGGTTATTCACTACTTTGATACAGTACTCCTGATGGGCATAACCGAAACCATTCACGTTATCACCGGCAGTAGTTATACCGACTACCAATGCATTCTCATAAGCTGCCGTGGCTTCTTTGAATCGGTTATACTGACTAGGTTTCTTATAACTTGCTACTTCATCCGCAATGACGAAGTTACAGTTAAAAGAGTCTTGGGCATCGGGGTTTGTAGGCATTGCGATGATTTCCATTGAACCATCGTTCTGCCCAAACATATATTTGATGGAATGTTCAAAGGAGTTATCCCTTATTTCCATCTTTTTATCCAAACCTCTGAATTTTAACGAGAACGTTAGGAATCTAAAGGCTTCTAATGTCTGTCTTAAAGCACTTGCGACCACATAGGTTTTAGAACCGCTATGTCGCATCAGTATGGAAACGGCAAAGGCTAAACCACCTACAAATGTTGTTTTCCCGGATTTTCTCGCAGTTTCAATAAAGGCTTCTTTATATCTCCTTTTGTTTGTTCCCTTATAGAAGAAACCCAAAAGGTTATACACGATAAATATCTGCCAAGGCTGAAGAATCAATGGCTTCCCCTGTAGAGGATTCCCATCGAGATCTTCACCTTGCTGATGGACAAGAAGGTTTTGAATGATGTTTATGCAGAAGTCAGGGTCATTGGTTCTTAATTCCAGGTCTTCCCTTTGAAGGTCTTTTTTATATCGTTCACAAGCAAGGATGATTTCCTTTCCGGCAACCTTCCTTCCGCTGATGACATCATCCGCAAATTTATCGGCAACCTTTTTAAAGGATTTAGCCATTTGCTATATCGTTCAAAAAATCCTCAAGTGACTTACTGTTTTCGACCTGGACATTGAGTTTTTTGAATGATGATGCCGTTAAACCTAATTCTGCCCAATACTTTAATGCCTGTCCGTTTAGTTCGACTTCCATAGCAATTAAAGGATTCCTGTGGACATTTTCCTTGTTCGATCTGTCCGTAGTAGTTATGACAGTAGGTTTGCACCCACCGTCCACATACTCCTGATGGACTTGATCTCTTGTTTCAAGGATTTGAGCCAACGTATCAATAACGGAATCGAAATACTCTTTATAGGTATTCGCATCCTTACACGCTTTCTCAATCCTCTTCTTCCACTCTTTCTTGTTCATACACTAATACTTTTGCAGATACTTTTTCCCTTTCTTTTTTTCTCTAAAGATCCACATTGGTATATCGATGTTGTTCTTTAATGCCGTGTACCGCAAAAGTTCTTTCCCTGTATCTGTGAGTTCATCCGTGTTCTGATCGTGAAACTTGTTGTGTGTACTTCTAGCCACACTTATAAGATTCCATTCACAGAATTGGTATTCCGGAAAATCCTTAACAGGAAAGATATGATGTACCATATCGGCATTTTTGAATCTGCCGTACCGTTTTTCGTACTGATCGATATATCTATCACGATGGAGTATCTTCCTTCGCAACGCTACCCAACGTGGTTCTTTATAAGATTTAATTTCCTTCACAACTCATGGGTTTGAAGAGTATCTACCAATTTAAGCACATAATCGAAAATGGCATATTCGGTTGCTGATTGCTTTGAACAGTTCCTTTTCGACTCTCTAGCCTTTTTGAATTTTTCTAATAAATTGACAAGATCCTCTTTTTTGATGTATTCCATAATTGTCTCCGGCAGACAAACCAGGAGCAGAAGAAAGGTTAGAACTGCTCCGCTTGTCTGTTCTGAATAGGCAGAAAAAAAGCGAAGATCTTTTCTTCGCACTTTTCTACAATATTATTTTATCAGTTTATTTATGTAATGTATTACACGTTATAGATTTGCTCTCATTTGGCTCGTAAATTGCAATGAATGTAGGATTTTTTGATCTGTTAAAGAAGACTTGTGGAGAAACGGCTCGGTTTTTCTCAAAAGGGGTCTATTTTACTAGTTAATGCCGTGTATATAAAAAGTCCCCGAAAGCCGCATCGTCGCCGTCGCGAGTACCCTTGGCACTCCCGGGGGGTACTTGCTAGCCCTCACGGGTGCCTTTTGCTAGTTTTTTACATTTTTTTCATATCATAATATTGATATTATTTTCATTTCCTTTTTACATTTTCAAATACAACCGGCCGCGGATCATACAACCTGATCCGGCCGCCCTGATACTATTCAGGAATAAAAAAACCGCCTTATAATAAAGCGGTTTATATTTTCTTTTTAAGCTGATCAACAAAAGTATAAATATATTTTTATATCAGCATGAAACAATATCACATCATTTTATTTTTTATTGTTTACGCTTTTAATAGCTGCATGATGAAATAATTCATTATTATATTCCAATATCGTTTTATTAAACGCCGGCGGCGGATCGTTTTTGTTTTGGTGTATGCGGTTATTATTTGATTGTAACGTTTTTGTTATATGCTGATCCGTAACACCTTTATATATCAGGCGCGCGGCTCGTATGCATACATATATTATATATAACGCGTTTAAACGTGCGCAGCGCGTCCTTATATACTCATATATATATTTATATTGTTTTTTGTTTTTGCTTTTTAGATTGAATAAAAACGCCCTCTAATAAAAAAAGCGGCCTTTTGTAGCCGCTTATTTTTACGCGCCGAGATATTCCAGGGAAGGCTGCGCTTCCTTCCCTCGGTTCCATTTTCTTTTTATTTTATACGCCGGCGCGCCGTCCTTTAAGATATAGCTCATATTTTTATCTATTTCCCATCCCTGATCTGCGAAGGCCATATGATCACGCAGCGGTACATCCGGATTAGTGTTGTATAGCATACCATAATTGTTATATGCAACACGCGCGCGGAGCAGTTCCTTCGCGGTTTTTGTTTCTTCTTTTGTCAGTCTTCTAATCATGTTTTTACTCCTCTATTGTTTTTAAAATATTGTTTAAACTTGCAGCGATGAAGGCCGCGTCTTTTTTGCTGATCTTCTTCAGATACTCGCAACGCGCGCCGGTTATATATTCCAGGAGCGCTGCGGTATCATTTTCGATCTGATACCGAATTGTTGACAATTTAATACTGTTATAATCGCGGATCGTTTCGTATTTTCTGATCATTTTCTATACCTCCTTTTTAGTAGTTGCTATTTTTTAAGCACTCGCGCGCTGCTTCATAATAAGCGCGCTTCTGATCATCGTTATATTTTAAATAGTTCAACATATCATCAACGTTATCGCTTTTAAAATTCCAGGGAAGGCCGAAGGCCGCGAGCGTTTCACGATCAGGATCCCAGTTGATCGAATACTCATGGTTATACATTTCACGCAGAAACGCCTTTTTAAGTGCGGCCGTGTTGCTTTTTTGTATTTCATTCCAGGCGGATTCAATCGCTTCTAGCATTCCTTTTTGTGTTGCTGATGATACGGCGGCGTCGCTTGCATTCATATAGCAGAAGCTATATGGATTGTAAACGAGCCCCTGAAGACGGTCTTCACGCGCTTTATTTTCTGCGGCGGTGTGGCCGTTTGAAATATAGAAGGCTGATTCATAATTGAATCGTAAAATATAATAATTCCTAACATAATAAGAAGCGGCTTCATATGTTTCATAATCGACAACGGCGGATCCATCTTCTAATTCCTGATCCGTGAAGAGCCGGCGCTCCATACCTTTTAAAATAATATTTTTTGTTTTTTCTTTTGAATAACCGCGGTGATGCAGTTCTGAATCCGCAGCATATTTGATGTTATGGCCGTTTTTGAATACCAACGCAACGAGTCCGAAGTAGCCGCCGGCTTCAATAAAATAAATTTGATGCTGCTTTACGCTGCAGACTTCATCAGCGACGCTAACGGCGTCTGATTCATTCATAGATTCGAATTCATCCCACTTCATTTCTGATAATTGTTTCATATCTTTACTCCTTCCGCCTTCGGCGGTTACATCATAATAATATAAAAAATATGGCCATATGTAAAGCAAAAACAATATAAACATATTAAAAAAGTGTTTTTTTGCGCTTTTTTTGTCTTTTTTCTTGCATTATGGCCCTATTTTTATATAATGGAATTACAAAAGGAGGTTCAATATGGAACTATTGACAAAAAACGAGAGACGCGCGGCGCGCCGGTTAGGTGTAACGGCCGCGGATCTTCACTTCACGGGCTCCACGTGTTACGGTGCAGCCTATGGCCTTTACAACGATTATTATTTGATTGAAGGTATTTTTTGCGGCTATACGAAGCCGGAAATATACCGCGCGCTGCTTCGTAAACTTTTAAAGCGCGTTGGATTCTTAAATGATGAGGAGGTTTTTTAGAATGAATCAGTATCAGTATTTTTATGATGAAATGAGAAACGGCCGCGAAAAAAGCACGGCCGCAGAGCTTGCATATTTTACGCCGGCTTTTTATACAACTTTTATCGAATGCGTTAAAAAGTCACTACAGGAGCAGCGGCCTATTTATAGCGACGTTTTTAAAACTGAATTTTATCAGGATGAAGGCTCCGCTTATTGTTATTTTTTAGAAGTCTTTTATGGCTCGAAAATATACCAGGAAATGAAAAAAGCAGATCAACACAAAAAAGCCGCGGCCGCGCTGCATACATACAAAACGGATCCGCGCGTCTGCATTGATACATTTATGTTGGAATTGCTGAAGATATTCGAATATGATGAAACGGCGCGGGATCAGTGGCTGCGCACCGTTGGAGCGTAAAAATGAATTTTACAATCCCGGCGGCGTTTATTGCTTTTTTGCTTTATTTAATCATCTTTATAATTGAGGAAGTAAGAAACGGCGCGCGATAAAAACCGCGCCGCCGTTTTTATGTTTTTATTATGTTTTTTAATAGTGTTTTAATCATGCAACAAAAACCGCGCCGGATCAGCTTTAAACGGTCTGCGGCTCCGCCTGATCATCAGCCGTTTTTATGCGCTCATTTTCAAACGTTGGAAAATGCGCAAAAATTCAGGCCGCATTTTCAGGACTCCAAAACAGGCCGCCTGTAGGATCCAATCGCATATACTCACATTATCTATATATGAATATATTCACATCATCTATATATTAATATGGCATATTGACACCATCTATATGTGAATATTAGGATATGGCATCATCTATATGTTGATATGCAAGTCTTAACACCATCTATATGTTTATATGTTGGTATCATCTATATGTTTATGAATATTAGGGTATTAGATTATGGCAGTAAAATGAATATGTGAATATTAGAATATTAGAATATGGCAATATTTATAAATGGTGATTAGTTTATATGTTTATGGCTATAATAAAAAAAAGAAAGGAATTTTTATGAAACGGAAACTCACTAACAAACAAAAGGCTTATATGGTAGACTACCAAAAAACAAAAACGCGCCGCATCAATTTTCAGTTAAGTTTGGAATATGATTCTGACATCCTTGAATATTTGGATTCCATTCCAAACAAAAATGCATACCTGAAAGAATTGGTAAGAGCTGACATCAAGCAGAAAAACGGCTAGCCAACATCTAAAATTTTCGGCCACCATCTATATGTCGATATGCCGTGAACACCATCTATATGTGAATATGCCGATGATGTGAATATTAGATTATTAGATTACAAGATGTATATATTAAAAGGCGATTGCTCGCCTTTTTTTAAATTATGATCGTGCCACCTTTCTTTTCTTTTCGCCGCTGATATTCTGCTCTTGCGATTCCTTTTTTCAAGTCCTTAATCTTTTTCTTGGATGTTGGTTTTGTTGTTTCCAGTTGCCGATACATTTCATCGATCCGTTCCTGTAATGTCAAAATAAAGGCACACTCCATTTCTCTTCTTTGAATCTTTTTTCTTCGGCATCGAAATATTGCTTGTCAATTTCAAACCCAACGAAATCGAAACCAAGTTTTTCGCACGCTATGCGCGATGAACCTGAACCAACGTGAGTATCAAGAATTTTGTCATCCGGTTTCGCAAAGTTTTTTAAGATCCATTCGTACAATGCAACAGGTTTTTGTGTAGGATGGATTCTCTTTTCTTTTTCGCTGCCATTGTGTTCTTGTATCATGCCGTTCCATAAATACCTGAATATTCTCGTTGCCTGGTTAAAACTTGTCCATGCTAATTCACAATCAGCATACTTAACTCCTTCAGGATGTTTCTTATCCCACACAATCCAACATTGTGATTCAGGAAGACAGTCTGTAAAATAGTTGCCGCCAAACACAATTTGATTCTTGCTGACGCGAAACAATTCATCAAAATAATCTGCGCCTGTCTTTTCCTGATCCCATAGGCCAAGATGGTAATTACGCCTTTTTGCTTTTTTCTCTCCACCTTGTCCAAACATATAACCCCCTTTAGTCACACCGCCATATACAGGATCTACAATAGCAAGATCAAAATATTTATCAGGATATTGTTTCATCCCTTCTATGCAATCCATGTTGTAAACTACGCTACTCATTTTTTCTTCCTATTCAACGGTCTCCCACATTCAGGACAGAAGTTCAGCTTATAACGATAGTAATTGTAGTGAGTTATCGCTCCTTTACTCTCATGCCCCTTATAGTCATATGCCACCAATGCGACCGTGTACCTACGCTTGAAATCTTTGAATTCAAATTGTTTATCGATTTGTTTAAACTTTTCAAGGTCTTCGCAGAAGCAATACCTCATATGGTTCTCTCCTATAGTACATACACAATGATTGCCATGATTACGCTTATCCAAATAGGACTTAAAACCCACCACCATGACCAATTGATTAAACCGCACAGTTTCAATACCACAAATGCGACAAGGAACAAATCAGCAAGAGTCAGACCACTACTTTTTACTTTCATTTTCTTTTCTCCATTCATCGATCAATGATCTATACACGTTCTTTAAAACACCTATAGGTACACCAAACAATGCAACTGCATCATCAGATAATTGAGCGTACTTTTCTATGAACTCAATCGGTATTGCATCGATTGTCGGCATGGCGTTGATATCAGATTCAAATACGATACAGGTATTGATTCTTCCAAAGCCATCTTGTAGGCTCGTCCAACGAAGTTCATCAGCATCGATCAGTTTCATTTTCTTCTCTCCACCCTATAACTAAATACTCAATCAGTTTCTCGTTGTATCTTTGCATTACTTCATCTTTGGGAATATGGTTCAGCAGCCATTCAACAGGAATCGCTTCAACTGTCGGTGCATTCTCTATGTCATACGTTTCGTAGTCATGATCCCTATCGATTATGTATGTGTGACTTACAAGTTTGTCCGCATCTATTAACCTCATAAAATTCTCTCCTCGATCTCATCATCCCAATAAGCCATGACATCCTTACCTATGATCTTGTGTGCATTCCATATGCAGTTATACTTGTTTTTAAGCCAATACGGACACGATTCACAATCCCTATGGAATTGCTTACACGTTTCGATAACGCTCGTTAGAATGTCTTTATTTGTGGCTAATTGGATATTGTGCTTATCGCTCTTCCTTGATGGGATTATTTGAAGATTATCCGGCACTCTTAACAGTTTCATTTTCTGTAGCGTCATACCCTTTCAATATGAACATCACGATTTCATTCTTGTTAAAGACAATGTGATTGCCATCGCTATAAACGTGAATGAGGTCATCGAACATGAATGCCCTGGCATCATGATATGTGTGCCTATCGCCTTTAACATCCTTGATGATTACATATTTATATACTTGTGGTTCTTCGTACATTTATGATTCCCTAACGTTCGCATAGAACTCTAACGAGATGCTTGTGCCTTGTGCAGCATTGATATTATCAATCGTGCAGCTTGGATCTTCCAGTTCGTAATACACAGAACATTGAATGGCTTTTTTAGTGGTATCTAATGGGATGTTTGTATCTACCGTTTCCCCAGGTTTCACAACATAAATGTCTTTTCCATACTGAACCATTAATCTGATGGATTCCTTTATAGCGTCCTCGCCTTCTGCCACAAGTCCTACTGTCAGATAACAGTTGTCTACTTTCTTGTTGATTCTGTAGCTGAAGTTATTGAACCAATAATTTTCACTTGCTCTTGAGTCACTAACGAGATCATCCATACTCAATGTAGGAGAGAAATAAAAGACTCCGTTGTCTTGATGAACCGGAAGAAACTCATATCCGTTGAGATCAATTGAATTAACGAATTTCGCTCCGTCCCATATCTCTACCTTTACATCCTCATTGGTAGATACAATTACCCTTTGTGGGGTTAGTGTTGTGTTGATCCTTGCAACTGAACCAAGGATAATACCAACAATAATCAAGATAATTTCAAATGCTTTTTTCATACAGTTTCCTTTCTAAAATGTTTCTGCTTCTGCCGATGGTCCTGGATTCTACTCTTGCCCATCCGGCTGCATAGTTTTTCATGTTCTCGACAATCATGTCACGAATTGTTTTTGGTATCGGCATTGGGGATAAGGTTCTAAAACCATAGCAATAATGTTTCCCTAACAGATACCGTTTGTATTGTGTTACCGGCGATGATTTCTTCATCGACTTGTAGCGGATCTTATTGTTCTTCTTCATCTTTCATGCTCTTAACGATGTCAAGGAACTCTTCCTTGCTCATCTTCCTCATCTCGATGTTCACTTTCGGTTTGTTGCATACCATGATGAAGAGCAAGATGATGAGTATATTTTGAATTATGTCGATCATATAATGAACTCCCTTATAAATCTGTTGGCATAGATTGGCGATATTAAACTTCTTTCTGTTTTGCCATTGATACCGCCATCTTCCACTCTTGCCGTTATTCGTTTCTGCTCATTTGGGTTTCCGTAGGCTTCAAAGATCAGATTGTTGCTCGGTTCTCTGTTGATGAACCAATATTGTGTAGGCTTCTTGAAATAATCGCCCCTGTTTCTTCTGTCATCATCTATCACTTTTGGTTTTACTGCCCAATAACGAGTCAAGTAGTGTTCCTGTGAATATGGATTTTCTATGATAAGAGGAATATTATTACACACACACACACACACAAGTTTGCTCACAAGCATATACAGTTCATGCAGTTCCGTATGTAGTTTCATGTCATACTTGAGTTTCTTTTCAATACTCCAGTCTTTGATGCTCTTCATGTTTCCTTGAAAGTGCATATAGATTTGATTACTGAACCTAACACACGGAAAGAATGCTATGATTTGATCGTTTTTGCCTATGTTATCGAACAATGATGGTTTTCCATCATATGCATCTTCAATGTCTTTGAACAAATCTACTACATAGTCGGTTTCTCCAAAGTCATTCAGGATGTCATAATCATAGGCTTCATATCCAAGTTTCTTAAACTCGTTTTTAAATGTGCCGGATTGCTCAAAGAAACAATGGAATCTCATAAGAATTTCTCCGTTTCTCTCTTTAACCAATGCCACATACCGTTGTTTGAATATCCGTACTTGATGCCCATGTACTCATAGGTTTTTCCCTGGATGAACTTTTCATATAGCATTGCCCACAATTCTTTAGGGATCTTCTTTTCCATAGATTCGACATTCGCTATAGCTGCTTCGTACCTTTTGATCTCGTTTTCTTTCTCGTTAAACTTATCTTCCGTTGTAAGCCAATTTAAAGCCTTTTGAGTGGGATTTCCATGTACCATGATTGAGTCATAGCTGACACCTCTAACACCGCAGAGATCGTACAGGATGACATCCAATTCATCCTTGGCTTTCACCAATCTCTTTTTGTTTTCCCTATACTCTGCCATGTCAGTTGCTAATGTCTTGTAATCCATCTCTCGACCATCCTATTGAATTCAACC